CAGACGTTGGTGTGTACACCACAGAGATCACGGAATCGTCCGGTCTTCAGTATTCTCAGCCGTACGGATACAACATTGCAGACACATTTTCTTTCAATGTGATGTTGGACAAGTTTGGTCGATTCCATTCCGTGTTCAATGACTGGCTTCGTCTTTCGGTGGGTATCAACAGTGCCGGTCAGATTCCATATCGCAATCAGGCAAATTGTGATTTCACAATAGTTGCGATTGGAGAGAACGGAGAAGCGAACAGCGGATACCGATTGAAAGATTGTATCATCAAGTCGGTTTCTGGACTCCAGTTTGCCAATGACACTAACACACTTGCAGAAGCAACGATTACACTCTCCCCCAGATTTCTTGAAAAATTGAACAGCCTTCAGGCTAGTATTGTTTACAGATCAAATTCATAATGAGGAGATATGATGCTACCAACAATCAAAACACCAGAGTATGAACTAACCTTGCCAATTTCAAAAGAGGTTGTGACCTACAGACCCTTTCTTGTAAGAGAGGAAAAAATGTTTATGATGCTCAAGGAGGGGACAGATCAAAATCACATTTTGAACAACATGAAAAAGATTGTCTCTCAGTGCATTGTGAACGGACCCGATGTGAACAAGATTTCATACAATGATTTTGAATTTTTGTTTTTGAACATGAGAATTAGATCCATTGGTGAAGAACTTGATATTCACATCAAATGCTCTAAATGTGAAAAACCAACTCCGGTCAGCGTGAGTCTTGAGGATGTTGTCGTAAAGGTCAAAGAGGGCGACAACAATCAAAAGAAAATTATGATCAACGACGATGTTGGAGTCATTTGCTCTCCAATGAAAATGCAGCATGTTGGAGATGCCTTGGTGAGTGCCGAAAGAGATCCAATCACCGCCGTGATTCATTTCATCGATTCGGTCTTTACAAAGGATCAGGTGTACAAGTTTGATGAAGTTGATCAAAAGGAAAGAAAAGCCTTTGTTGATTCTTTGAGCATGAAAGTCGTTACAGAGATTATTGAATTCGTCGATGGTCTTCCGGCTGCGGAGGCTGACATCAAATATACATGTGCATCATGTGGTCATGCTGATACCTACAATGTGAAAGGACTACAGAATTTTTTTATGTAAGCATGTGCCATAATACACTTGAAGGTCACATGCGACAAAATTATTTGATTGCGAGTCAGATGAATTCAGGACTGGCAGACATTGACAATCTCTTGCCGTGGGAGCGAACGGCATACTTCTATATGATTCTTGAAAAACTTGAAAAAGAAAAGGAAGAAATCGAAAAGACTAGGAGAAAGTAATGGTAAGCCCGAACGACTCAAATTTCATTGGTCCCAGACCCGGCGGCGGTCCACCACAGGTTGGTGCTGATATCCCATTCAATGAGATCATTCAAAATCTTCAAACTGAGGAGAACGAAATCAAAGAGGTCGTTGAGAATACTGATGACATCCGATCAAAGATTCGAGATGACGTTGTGCCTAATCTTGAAAAACTCATCACCTCTGCCAACGTGAACGCGAAGGCACAATTGAGCATGGAGGAGGACAGACTCAAAGAGGAAGAAAAGAAGAGTGACCTCCAGATGTTCGCCGACAGGTTTGCAGAAAGAACCAATGCCCTTGCCAAAAGGCAAAATGCAGTTTTGAGTACCGCACTCGGTAGAGTCTTTGGTGGTTTCATTGAAAAAATTCTTCTTCTTCTTCCCGCTGCAATTGCACTTCGAGTCGCCCCGAGTGCCGCGAGACTCGCTGGTGGTCTTGTTGTTATTGATGACTCTCTTGATATCATTTCTGGGCTTGTTCGATCAACATTTGTTGCAGTGAAGAATTTGATTTCAGGTATACTTGGCTTCGTGAAAGGAAAGGGATTTGTTGGCAATGCGATCATAAGAATCGCTGATGGAACGTTCGCCACTGTCAGATTCCTCAGACGATTTATAGGTATTGGCGATCGAATTGCAAAAGCAATTTTCTTTGTGTCGGGTGTTGTGACAAACATTTTGAGATTCTTTTCGGGCATTGGCAATTTCCTTGGTAAACTTGCACCCATCGTGACACTGATTGGTGGAGTATTCAACATTTTGAAACCAATCTTCAGTCTCCTTGGTAAAATCTTTTTCCCACTCACGGTGATTCTTGGTGTCGTACAAGGACTTTCAGATTTTGCAAAAAGCCCCGGTGGTCTTGGTAAACTCTTGACACTCATTTTCAACGGCATTCTTGAGTCCTTCACATTTGGTCTTCTTGATATCGAAAGACTCTACGGAATCTTTGATTTCATTATGACAAGTCTGAATATTCTCACCACACGAATTCCGTTTGATGGTCGCGGTCCAGAGGAAAGAGAAAGAATCAGAAGAGCCTACGAAGAGAGGCAAGCAGATCGAATAGCGAGTCGAGCAGAAAGAGAAAATGCGAGACAGGCTGCCAAGACAAGACAAACAATCGAAGATGGCTTTGCAAGGGATGACACTGTTGACGTAAGACAAAATATTCTCTCTTCCCTTGCCCAAGACATCACAAAAGCACTGGGACTTGCCACTGGTGGAGATCCTCAAATGGCGGGCCTGAGAGATGCTGTTGTTGGTTTGGGTGCTGTTCAAGCGGAGGCAGTCGCGGCTGATGCAACATCCAAAGCCGCTGAAGCAGGTTTGAGAAGTCAACAGGGCA